GGTCATTGTCTGGATTCCACCCGCTAATTTTGTACAGCTCTTCGCAAAGTGCTCTTGATGCTATGTTCATACTTCCTCCTTATCGGCCTGGGTGAGCTGCAGAAGCTTCAAACCTTCTTGAATATTCACGGAGCCGGACTGCTTGGCACCCTCGTGGAGCAGCGCTGCCAGCTTTCTAGCGCCCCGGCGCTCTGCTTGTTGCTCGCGTGCCTCCAACTTCTCTTTAGCTTTGCGGATGTGAAGGAGTACCCGGTCAATACTGCCCACATCACCGGGACTTAGGTTGTGTATTTTGGTTGCCAGCTCATCTAGGATTTTTTGTAGCTCATTGCCACCATCAGTTGGCTTGTTTGGGCGGTCAGTCATCTTCCATCTCCAACTCTGTGATATACCGTTTGCTACCATCTGCGCCCATGATGTATACCCCCTGGCCGTCTCTATCTGCTGCTTCGGTGAAAGCCGAGTCAGCCAGCAGTAGACTCAATATTTCTTCAGGGTCGGTTACTAATCGTTTACTCATCACCATCCCTCCTGGTTAACTTTGCTTGCTGGGCCTGGAGCTCTCCCAAGTACGTATCTATACGGTGGTGTAAACGCTCTACAGATGCACCCTCTGTGGTAGGGCAGATTTGCTGTACGTGCTTGGCGGCGTCTATCTGCCCCGCTAATACGGCTGCCTCTTTGTGGTTGGTGAAGAGGGCGGCAAGGGCGTTAGCTACCGCATATGTGGCATCACCTTTCTTGGCACATTCAACAAGATGAATTATTTGCTCGCGTAGACCCTCATCACCCAAAGCCGATCCTTCCCTGATATGTGCTATGTCGCTCATAGCTCGACCCCATCCAGCTCCACTTCATCACTAGACCAGCTAATGAACTCTCTATCAGTAGCTATGGCGCCGCCGTCGTGCATGTCCCGCAGGCGATCCTTTGCCTCTTCAAAGGCCTCGGTCTCGGTGTCTGCTTCTACGGTTACGTCTCCACGGGACGTGTAGGTTACTTGGTATGTGAATTCGGTCATTGCATTGCCTCTTCAGCCGGGGCTGCTAGGAGGTCGGGGTTTTCGTAGACATTGCCTACAATCACGCCGTCAGGCACTCGGTACATTTGCAGGGAGGTGACGGCTGAGCCCTTATAGATTCCAAGATAAAAACCTGCCCCGTTAGGCACCCCTTGCCAAACAACGTGGTAAACGGCACCGTCAATCTTAATTAGGTCGTCTTCGTAGCACTCTGTTCCGTTCTTGTCCTTGAGCCCGGTGTATTGGCAGATGATCGGCTTGAGGTCCGAACGCCCGTAGGCATAGGTAGGCCCGTTTCCTATCTCTCGCCACATATGAATGTCGCCTTGCTGGTCGATGGCAAAAGACTGTTGCGACCACTCTTTGCGGCTCTCATCCCATGCTCTAAACTTGATGTCTCGTGTCATATTGTTCCTCTCAAGCCCTATGGGGCTGGGTTAGTCTTTCTGCCATATAGTTACCGGTGTCTTTCTGCTTTCTAGGTAGATCAAAAACTCGCTGCCGAAACCACCCAGTGCATCTCTTGCGAGTGGCAACTGTTCTGGCGACAGTTTGTACTTACCCGGCCTGACTTCTTCGGCAATATCCATGAGGCGGTAGCCTGCTGGATCACTGACATCCAATATCTTCGCGTGGCTACCTTGTCGGTAGATGAAGTACATGCTCATCTTTACTCCTTCGTTAAGTTGTTCTATCTCCTCCAATTCCAGCTACCAGCCAGTAAGACCTTGGGGCTATCGTGTCTATTGCCATTATGATATCTCGGCACTTGACTGACCCGAAGGCGGAATTGGATGCTTTACATCTGGTCTAGGGATGTTAAGCGTGTGGTGTTTTGGTTTACATATGAAGTCTATATACGTGCTTCATATGTTCTTCATATGTGGGCGAGGCAGGACGGCACCCGCTACCTCCAGAAGTACTCTCTTGGCGCTCTTGCCTTTGAGCTACTCGCCCATATAGTGGGGGCTGTGGGAATTGAACCCACGAACAATCGTCTGCGCAGACCAATTGCCTAGTCCAACTAGTCACCGCCCCATATTCCACACCAGCCATTGTCAAAGCTCAGTAAGTCATGGGCACGCGCAGCTTTCGCTTCTATGCCGCGATGGCAATGTGCTGCTGGTGTGGTTGCTGGGCTGTTACCACGCACGCGTGACGACTCGTCCGAAGACTTCGCTGGCACCCAGCATTTGTCCTGATATAGAAACGCCCTGGAGCTGAAAAGAACATCATTTGCTTGCAGTCAGAGGCTATATACCTGACGTTTCTGCTTGGGTGTCCCAACCCACCTATACACCGCAAGTCGCCAACTCTTTGGTTCTACCCGAATCACTCGGAACCACCTTTTAGATGTAGTCTCTGTTCTTTTCAGCTTAGGACGTTTCTATTTAGAGCACCCTTAGCTGCCGACGATGGCCTGCCAAGGTTTTAATCGGTATCTTGCCAGATATCCATCCCGACTTGTAGCTACGTCCTGCGGCTTTATCGACGGCTAGCGGTGCTCTAATCAGTTCTGTAAATGTGCTGGTGCCTTTTAACGACCTGCCCAGGTCAGTGCTCTATCGGCTTGCTAACCGGCAAGTGACGCATCTCTTGTAATCTTTACGGCCCCTAGAGTGCTCAATCGTCACGTTGCCGTCAGCCAGTTGGTGGCCATTCCGACAGTAGGAGCGTTCTGTCACTCGCTGACTCATGGCTCGGAACTCTCTTGAAAGGTTCTCTGCCACGGTCACGGCTTCTAGGTGGCTCGGATTGACACATGCCCTGTTCCTGCAAAGGTGGTCAATCTGCAGGCTGTTATCTATCCGTCCGTGTATTTGGCGGTATAACAGCCGATGGGCTACGAACACCTTGTTGGGCGCTAATGCGTGTATGGGGTAACCGTCCTGCGACTTTGCTCTCTGCCATTCCCAACAACCGCTGGCAACAGGCTCAAACTTCCTTGAGAATCGCCGTAGCTGTGTAATGGTAAGTAATGGTAAATCTTTCATATATTCCTTTGCGGTCAGGGTTTATAACCTGCTTGGGTTGTGGCCACTAGTGCTTAAACCTGTACTCAGCATCTCGGCGTAGTACTTCACGTTTATCAGCTTGGGTACGGAAGCAGTCACGTATGACTGTGCCGATGAATACTGCCCACACGATTCCTGCTGCTATCCAGATTATTGTTGCCATATTCTCTCTTTCTTATTTAGACTTATTGGGAGGGGGCGGGATTGGGCTAGGCGTTTAGCCTCTGTATGATTTCGTTAATCTTTTCCTGCACTTCCCAGATAATTGGCTGTGCTGCTTGGCTGACACGCATACCCTCATACTTGCGTAAATCTAAGGGCTTAATAGCGGGCAATTTTGGCTTGGGCACCAAGATTTTATTCCAGTCAATTGGTTTGGAAGCAGCTTGACTAATCTGTGCCATTCTCGCTTGTTCGTTCCAGCAGGTATCCTCTTGGTTGCTCATTCTTCCTTGCCTCCTGTTTGGGCCTCGTTGGTCTTCTGGCAATCGTTACATTGGCTGATTTCCCAACCAGTACCCCTCTTAAATTGTGGGCAGTTGCTACATAATTGGATTGTTTTACCTGTAAAAGTAGTGAAGTACTGATATTGTTCTCGGCTCATAGTGATTTCGCCTTTGTGGCAAGTTCATCTCGGTAGCGGTCAACTGCGTCAGCTTGAGGGTCTCCTAATACATAGATACGACCATCAGCTACTTGTTTTTCACTCAGACTTTCGTGTGGCCCAATTAGCTCTAGGAACAGGTCGCGTAACTCGCTAACACATTCATCAAAGTGGCGTTCATCTGCGTAACCGTTCTGTAGTAGTACTTGTGCTATTGTCTTGCTCATTAGTTATATATGTCCTTCCTACTGCACATTATATGGCGGATTTTGGTAAACAAACACTCCAGTAGTTGTTTGTAGCGCATCACTTGGGCTATTAAAGCCTGTATCTTGTATTGTGAGCGATTCTGGGGCTGTTTGAGCGTGGTTCGGCGCATAATCGACCTTGATTGCATCTAAGCAATGATTGACGTACCAGAAGGCAAATAGAGCGCTTGCTAGTACGATCATCCAAATGATTACAACCTGTACAGCGCCTTTCATCGCTTATCTGTCCTTTTAGCCTTAAATTTTGCATCACACCAATTCATTGCTGCGCGTAGGTTTACAAAGCTGTGCTCTATGTCCCCATCTACTAGGGTAAAGAATGGAATAGGCTCTGCTGCGTGGACTATGTCGTAGCCTTGGTAAGTTGTGGTGTGGACTAGGTCTTTCATTACTTGGCGCTCCGTACAAGTTTGATGATTTCAGGCATGTAGGCAGTCAAAGTTTTTTCCGGGTTAACACTCGGACTGCAAATATCCTCAAGTATATTGAGCAAGTCGAAGTGCCACTGCTCTGTTAGGTTCATCTGATCATAATTGTCTAGTTCTAGGTCTTTCATGCTGATTGCTTTCCTTTCCCGCGCTGGACATTGTCCGAACGCTTAGTTTATCGTTAGCCCCTATGCCTCACCAAGTAACTCAATGAACTTATCAGCTATTTCTATGAATCGTTGGTGTCGAGCAGCATCAGCAGCAGCAGCAGCATAAGCAGCAGCAGCATCAGCAGCATAAGCAGCAGCAGCATCAGCAGCATCAGCAGCATAAGCATCAGCATAAGCATCAGCAGCAGCATCAGCAGCAGCATCAGCAGCATAAGCAGCAGCATAAGCATCCGCAGCAGCATCAGCAGCAGCATCAGCAGCAGCGCGGGCGTCTACCCATTCCTTGTCAGAGATAGTTTCACCAGCTAATTTGCGGGTGTAAAGGTCTATAACCGTCTGGATAGCCTTTTTAGTCTTGTCCGTCTTAGCGTATTGCATTACTCCAGACTTCTCATCGGACAGTATCCATAGCATTAGCTTGGGTACCACCAGAGACAAATCAGCGCCAGGTGTAATAGCCTCTAGGAAGCGTAGTGGGAACTTTTTAGCCTCATTATTAGGTAGACCCTCAAATATGCGGTCTTCTAAGTGTGCGATTACGCGTGGTATGCCTAGCTCAGTCTCATAATATTTGTGAGGGCTATCGTTTTTCTCCAGCGTGCAGCCCACCGCACAGCCTTTACCTTTTTGCCAGTAAATACCTTGGACAATCTCATCTGCCTCTTGGTGTTGTTTAACACGCGTTACGTATTTATCTTTGATTGCTTGGTCACTGTGATAGGCTAATAGTCTGTCTGACATATAACTCCCTTAGTTAAAGAATTGACTAACAAATCGTACTGCTGGCGCACCCAGAAAGTAGGCATTAACCAGGATAGACAACTGAAAACGATACCTTTTAACAATGTACCAACTAAGCCGCCCGAAGTTAAAGTTATCTATAGTCCGCTCTATCTCTTTGATAGCTACGTGCTTGTGAGGCTTTGCTGAGGGCTGTACGTCCTCGAAGTTCATTGCTTGTGCTGTTGACTTACCCATCTTACATTCCCACCTTTGCCGCCAAGATTAGTCCAGCTACTAGTGTTCCCACCAGCGCCCAGTTAATTATTAAATCCTTACGTGATAGCTCAAAGTCTATCGTTTCGTGTTCGTCCATTACAGACTCCTTTAATGTTTATGTTGTTGATACGCCCGCGTCTAGGGTTCTAAGAGACTCGTTGCATCGGATTTCCACCGACAGTCAGCTAATGAGCTAACCTTATCTCAGTATCCCTAGATGTAGACGTACCATTGTTGGGGAGTCCAGGCGTTCGCTCTTGGCTATTTGATGTAGCTGTTACCGTTCAGCGTTGGTTGCTACTGGCCTGGACTATCCTTGGTGCTAGTGATTTGGTATCTCACTAAGCATAAGTATAGCAAACACTATAGACTAATGCAATAGTAAACACTTATATTATTGGTGATAATTGTCACATACCTGTTCTGACCCCTGAAAATGTGCGCCAAACCCGCGCGGTGCTGAGGGCCTTCACGGGCGTAGCAGGGCTTACGTACGAACGCTATACCTGTCGAGAGCTAGTGCATGGTATCATCTAAGTATGAAACGTAAGGAAAAAGCTTTCGTGCAAGCGATTATAGACAATCCAAGGATTAGTAATGGTCAGGCGGTGATTGACGCGGGTTATGATGTTGCTAAACGTGCAACAGCGTCAGTGATAGCAAACGAGTTACTCAAGAAGCCTGAGATAGTATCAGCTCTGCAAGACTATGTAGAGCTCACAGAGAGCGCTATCACACAGACTGTTAGGGATTGGAAAGACAGTAGTGCCCCACAAGAACGAGCCATAGCGATGCAGAATGCACAGTACATACATGACAAGGTATTTGGCAAGGCAACGCAGAAGATAGAGACACATAATGTTAGCCTTACGTTTGGCATGGACTTGAGCGGCGCACCAACAAGCTAACAGACATAGCACAGCGTCACACAATGTCGTATAATGTAGACATGAGTAGAGATACAGATATAGTGGATATTTATACGGCAGGAATAGATGCTGAGACATTGGGTAGTATGTACGGTATAAGTAGCAGACAGATACAACGCATTGTTAATGCTGCTGGCGCAGCGAGAACACAGAGTGAGAGTTATAACTTAGCTATTCAGCAGGGTAGAATGGTCTACTTAAGAAAACCTAAAGAGCTATTGAAGAAGCGTAAGACTATTAATCCTAAACTCAGATATCAGGTGTTTGCTAGAGATGATTATACGTGCCAGGTGTGCGGAGCTACCAAAGATGATTGTCTGCGACTTGAGGTTGACCATATCAACGCTGACGCAACAGATAACAGGCTAGATAACCTACAGGTGCTCTGTAACACCTGTAACATCGGTAAGGCATGGGCTACCAATACTATGACATAATTATACAAATGGTGCACAAGATATAATGTACGACATAGCTAACAGAGGTGACACACCAACCCATCACCTAACCCATCGGCCTACGCTACATATAGTGTTACTTATACAATCATTCAGAGATTAAAACAAATAGCAGGGGGCAGCCACCACTGTTATGGAATTGCCCTACCCCCGGTGGGGTGGGCGTTTGAAAGGTACGTTGCTCTATGTATATATATGAAATATGAATTATTGTTCATGTCCGTAGTTTCTGGTATCCCCCCATATCCTATCCACTATGACCCCTGTTTAATCCACAATCCTTTTCCGGTGTATGATGGCATAACCTATCACCAAGCCGGTGAGGGTTCTCGAAGGTGGGGAGCTTAGACTACTATGGAAGAACTCACTGAGTGGGCGTGTTAGAGAGACTGATTGAGTAGTACGGTATTTATGTAGAATATGCTACAGTAAGCATAACAAACACTTCTCCAAACAAAACAACTTTAACAAGGAAGATATATGGCAAAAGCACGAAAAGGCTGGAGTCCTGAGCGTAGGGCTGCTGCTAGCGAGGCTGCAAAAGCGCGGCTCGCGGCTAAACCGGCACAAGATAAACTGAACGAACAGCTAGTACAGACACCCGCACCCAGCACTGATCAAGATTTATCCACACTAATAGAGCAAATCAAGGAAGCCAACGCCAATATCGCCAAGCTCCAAGAGGAACTCAAGCACCGTCCCACCGAGGCACCGGCTTCACAGCAGGCTAGCGCAGCCGGAGGTGTTCTGACAGGCACCCACGAGCGCTACGTAATCGCCCCAGACTACTACCCGAACCCTGTCGAGCGATTGATGAAGGAGCCACGCCTGGCCCGCTTTGCCTTCGCCGATAACTACGAGCTCAAGTGGGAAGTTCAACTCTCCCAATACGAGACAGTCGACCACATTCGTACCAAGGAGCCGCGCTTTGTGCTGAGCCTGATTGTGAAAATCTACGATGACACCACGGGTGAGCTCACCAACCGCCGGTTCGTCATATTAAAGGGATTATTCCACGAAGACCCGGACGCTGCTATCCAGATTGCCCAGGATAACGGCATCACCGTAGACGAGGCCAACGAGCGCGACTTCCTGAACGAGATGCGCTACCTGCGTTTTCGTGACTGGCTGTTAGAAGCATTCTATCCAACCCCTCCCCCGCCAAGCCAAAACAAGCGAGAGGTAGTGATTGGAAACAAATTGGTCGAGGTCTACGAGGTCAGTTCCACCCAGAGTGAGAGCATGGCAGCGGGCTTCGCCAGCATGTCTAAGAAGTTGTAGATGGCCTACTCTCCGTTCCCGGTTCAAGTAAAAGCCCACCGGGCTTTCTTAGTGGATGGCTACACCCGTGGCCTCCTGTACTGGGGGAGGCGTGTTGGGAAGACGCAGTGGGCCATCCAGCAACTGATGTTGTCCTGCATCTTAAACCAAGGCCAGCACCACATGGTATTCAAGGAATACCTCCAGGCTGAGACAGTCGCTTGGAACCAGTATTTGCACACCATTATGCCGCAGATGATTCAGAAAACTGACAAATCTACGCTGACAATTACCTTCCACTACTTCGGCGACAAAGACAAAGACATTTCTTTTCCGGTGAAGATGCCCGATGGCACCGTAATTAACGTCCAGCAAGACCACTCTCAACCACCTAGCAGTATCCGGCTACTTGGCTCTGACAAAGCCGAACAGCACCGTGGTGGGCAGAGTGAAGGTATGGTATTCGATGAGTACCAAGACCAAGACCCTTATAACTGGGACACTGTCTACAAGCCTTTCTTCGCGACGACTGGAGGCTGGGCAGTGTTCATGGGCACCGCTAAGGACATCGACCACTGGAATGAACTCCTCGACAAGGCTGAGGTAAACCCACGCTGGTACTATTCCAAGAGTACCTGGCGAGAGAACCCATTGATTAAACCGGAGTGGGTGGCCGAGGAACGGGATGAGGCCGAACGTGAGGATAAGCTCGGGCCTTTTCTCCAGGAGATGGAGCTGATACCATTTAGCCAGCAAGGAGCGGTCTATCCAATGTTTAACAAGAAGATCCACGTAGTGCCCCAGGACAAAGTCCCCGACAAGGGTACGGACTACATTGCCCTGGACTTTGGTTTTACTGAGGGACACCCCATGGCCGCCGCATTTATCCGCATCACGCCGGACGATATCTGGTACCAGTACGACGAGATCTACGCTGTACGCATGCAGATAGAAGACCTTATCCAGGAAATCAAGACCAAGATGGGCGAACGGCGGCTCGTAGGCATCGTGGCGGACTCCGCCCGGCCCGACCTTATAGATTACATGGCAAGTAAGGGCATGCCTATCATCCCTAGCCCTAAATCTGGCGGCGAGGAGAGCCGGATTGTCTCAGGTATTGCCCTTCTCAGGAAACGTCTTCGTCCCAAGATACAAATAATGGGCGAACCAAAGCCAAATTACTACGTCACGAGCAACTGCAAGAAGACTATTTACGAGTGGCAGCATTACCGTTACAAGGAAATCAAGATAAACCGCCCACAATCCGAGAAACCCGAGAAAGAAAACGACAATATTATGGATGCTATACGATATTTGGAGTTATTCTTCAAGTTTGGTGGGCCAAAGGACGAGAAAATGCCACAATCCTCGGTTGTCAAGTCCCTCAATGAATTTGGTATGCTCTAGTGCTATACTTTGGGTAGAAACAAGGAAAATAAATGGACTCTAACACAAACAATTCCACACAATCCGAAACTGCATCACCCTACGAGTACGAATTTAAGGCCGATTACCTCTCAGACTGGGACGTACACCGTAAATATATCGTTAGTTTTGATCCCTACGAGGCGATTCTGCTCGGGCAGGTCTATGATGCCGTCAGTAATTCGATAGAGGGTAGTAAAATCACTGACTCCTACCTAGCTACTCTGGCGATAGACCGTGCAGCGCGTGTGATGGGCAAACTACCTGACGGCGAAACGGAACCTACCGCTAAGGCTGACGTTGGTAAGGCAGCATTTATGGATATTCTGCGTCAGAAGTGGATTTATCCGAACGCTAACGCTCAGCACAACTTCGATACCAAACTTAGACTCTGGCAGCTATACAGCTCCGTTTATGGGTATATGCCAATGTTCTACGATTGGAATGTAGCACCATCCGGCTATGTCGGCCCCGACTGTTGGCTGTGGAATCCCCGCAATTTTGTCCCACAACAGGGGCGAGTCTCCCTATCTGACATGGATTACGTTACCGCCCTTACTTGGGTTGGCAAGAAGTACATCGAGGACATCATAGAAGACAATGGCGGTACATTGCCTCCACCTGATAATGCCCAAGAGGGTCAATCTGATGGTGGTGTCCAGACCGAGACTGAAACTGAGAACAAAGAAGATATTGGTGGCTGGGATATGGACGCCCTCCACGACCTCTTAGGGCGTGCTGGTGACAAAACCAACCCAGATATCGAGAAAGACACTATGACGGCTCGTAACCGCACTCCACAGGCCACGAGGAAGGGCATTTGCCTTGCTACAAGGTATGAGGCAGGAGAAGATGGTGAATGGGTGACATTCGCCCCAGACCACGGATTTGTAGAAGTACGTCGTCTCAAGAACCCACACAAAAACGGCCGGATTCCATTTGTTATTAAATATTCTCAACCCCTGTTTGATAGTTTCTACGGCCTTGGTGACTTCCAGCGCTTCCGCAGCCTCCAGGCTGGACGTGATGGCCTACGTAACTTCTACTTCAAGGGCGTAAAGATGAACCTCATCCCACCCGTAGTGGCGAATGCTAACGGGGTAATCAAACACACGCTCGACTACCGCGAGGGTGCCGTGATGCTTGAGACTATCCCGAACTCTATCCGTAGGCTAGAGACATCTAACGCCGGTTTAGCTACTTACCAAGCGGCCATGTCAGACCTCACAGGGAGCCTCTTGGCTGGCTTTGGTACACAGAACGCCGCAATACCAGGTGCCGATGCTTTGAACCCTTCCCAGGGCAAAACACCCCAGGCTATCTCGCTCTACGCCGATAAGGAGGCCACCCGTGACGGCCAGGAACGGATGTACCTAGAAGGTGCCATCGAGGAATTGACAGATGGATTCTTCTCTCTAGTAGCCAATATTGGTACTGAAGACATCCCAGTAAACTTATTCTCCCAAGATATCGCCGATATCCAGAAAGCTGGACTAACTGACGTAGTTGGGTTGTTTGGCAAGAACTTCAAACAAAATGCCACCCAAACTGGCGGTGAACTCAAGATTGACCCGGCCAGTCTAAAAGGTGTCGAGTACCGATTCAACATTGCCTCTGGAAGCACGGCTAAACTAAATAATGATGCTATTCGTCAGGAACTTGAAAACCTGATGACCAATCTAGCCAAGTTCCAGAACCAATTCAAGGATGACCCGACTATCACGGTAAACTGGGATAAAATCATGCAGGCTTATGAGGGTGTGTCGAATATCCCTAATGCTAGTGAATTTGTGACGATTAACCCGCAAGCTCAGCCTCCACAACCGCCACCGGCCGTACCAAAACCACCAAGTGACCAGATAATCTTCAACTACGCAGATGCGCGTACCCCAGTTATTGCTCAACAGGTTGAGCAACTCTTTGGCCTCCAGGGCGACCCAACGCCTACACCTGGCGTAAATGCAGCTAAGGCGGCCGCATCACAGGCACCTGTCGCTCCAGAAGCCCCACAGCCTCCAACTGTGGCAGACTCCGGCCATACCTTTCAGAACTCGCACCTAGCAGATGTGGCGAATGCTATAATAGCCAAAGGCACAACACACCCACCAGCACAACCAGAAGCTAAACCAAACCAGCCGACAGTGGCTCCAGGTGGGCACAGTTTTCAAGACTCTCATCTAGGCAGTGTGGCTAGTGAGTTCGTCAGGCAGGCGAAAGTCTCTCCACCTCCACCCCCAGTACAACAGGCAAATAAGAAAGGATAATGATGGCAAAAACAGGCGCACAGAACGCAGTAACAGGTGACGAATTTGGTATGGATGTGCCAGAGACTCTGGTAGATACCCCCCAGTTAGACGAAGAAGCCCGAAAGGCAAAATACTCTAAGACCAAGGAGTTCAAAGAAATACGCAAATATTGGGAAGACCGTAGAGAGTTCTTCAAAACCTACACCCCATCTGGTGCAGAGATACGGTTCCAGATTCCTAACGAGGATATTGCCCAACAGTGGGTGCTTGCGAACAACATGATTACTGAAATAGACTGTTTTCTATCCCAGTATAGTAACGCCGCCGATGCTTTGAGAAATGCAACCCAATAGTTTCGTAAAGGAAGATGGGTCGCTCGACTACGAAGCGTTGGGCGTACAGGGGCCAACCAGAGATGTACATGGCACCGATGCTGATGTTCGAGCTAACTTAGTTCGCGCTACCCCAACAAAGTGGTACCAGCGTGGCAATGAGCTAGTAGCGGAAACAGACCTTGGGGAGTTAGTAAATCTATTGCCTACTGATGTAATGCTTACGGGCATTGATAGTAACAATTTGCCCATATTGACGAAAATGATATTATAAGGTTATGGGGTCGACCGCCCTTACGTGGTCAGATTAAAACAAAGACGTCTCCCGGTCTATACGTGGGAAGAAAGAAGTTACGATGGCAGATGCGCCAAAAGACGAAGAAGTAATAACTGAAGCGCCGGAGGAGCAAGTCACGCCAAGTGTAGCAGCACCTTCACAACCGACCGAGGAAGAACAGATTGAGGCACCCGCTCCGACTGGCCAAGAAGCCGAGGAGGAGGAAGAGCAACCCATGTCCCGTAGGGAACGGTTGCGTGTGCAAGACTTACTAGGTAAGTACCCTGATTTGCAGGAACGAACTAAAGTCCAGGCACCAAACTTCCGTGACAAAGTCCAAGGTGACGAGGATACTTACAAGATTCTCGAACAAACTACCCAAGACTTTGGTCAGAACCTTATGGACGAAGCAACCAAACGGGTTGAGTTCACCAACTGGAAACGCTTCCTCACCATAGATGACAACCAAGTGCGCGGTAAATATCCTGAGCTGGATAAGAACAATGAAAAGTTCTACCCTGCCCTAGCTGATGCACTGAATGTTAAATATCTACGGACAGTCGGGTACAACCCTGGCAACCCCGAAAAGGGAATTTCAGCAAGTGTCCAGAACCCTGATATTAGTTATCAGGACTTCGTTGAGTCAGAGATGGAATTTGCCAATGAACTGGCTTCAATGAAGGTATCGGATACCCAGAAAAACATCGCTAGGCAAGCCGCACATACCGGTATTCGTCCCGGTGGCACAAGCTCTAAGAGGCTAGACCTGAATAAGGCACCCCAGAACATGACAGACGAAGAGCTCAAAGCAGCCATCGCTCAAGGTGGTTTGTAATAAATATCTAAAATAGAAAGAGAGGATACAGCTATGGCTGCTCCCACAACTAACTCTAATGTTACCCGTTCCATTGCCCAAACCGCACAATATGTGCAGGAACTCTGGACTCGTGACATCCAACAGCCCTTTGACAAAGAACTTCACATCGCTAAATTGGTGCAAGATCGCTCGGGTCTAGCTCAAGGCGGTGGTGATACCATTAACGTACCATTCGTAGCGGGTGTAAACGCCCGTGCGAAGGCCGCTAGTACTCAGGTGACGTTCGACTCACCAGACGGTACCGCAGTGGCTCTAAGTATCGACAAGCACTACTACGTAGCCGTGCTCATCGAGGACATCGCTAAAATCCAGAGTAATTATGACCTAAAGGCTGCATTCCAACAGCGTATGTCAGAAGCTCTGGCTCGCCAGGTTGATACTGACCTTTCCGCTCTGTACACCAGCGCTGGCACGGTAGTGTCCTGTGGTACGACTGTAGATGACGCCGACATTCTGTCAATCGTTTACACCTTCGACAGCAACAACACTCCACAGAGTCTGCGCCGTGGTGTCATTGGCCACAACACTAAGACCGACCTGTTAGGCGTCAACAAGTACGTTGCCTACGACCAGACTGGTAAAACTGGTGTGGCCGTGAGCGGTTCAACTGACTCCATGCCTATCAGTAACGTGTATGGGCTAGACATGTACCACGGTGGTAACGTCCCAACCACGCACAACATGTTCTTCCACAAGAACGCGCTCACGCTCATCCAACAGCAAGCTCCCAAGTTTGAAATGGAATACGTGGTTCGCGACATTGGTTGGAACACTGTGTTGCATACTGTATACGGTGTAGGTGTTGAGCGTGCAGGTAGCGTAATCGACGTAACTCGAACTAGCGCAGCCTAGAAATTGTACTCCCAAGGGAGGCGGGTTAGTCCTCCCACAATAAATCCTTGAGAGAAAGCCAACGTGCGAGTATCGCCCACAGGGAATAAAACAAAGGAATATCATGGCACAAAGAAATGAACTCGCAATGCGAGCCCGAAATGTTGGTTTAGACCCAACGACAATCCCGAACGATTCAAAACTGGAACAGAAAATTCTCTACCTTGAGAAATACTCTGGTGCCGTAACTGGTACGGCGGCTGTCTCGACATTAACCTCGGACAACACCGAGCTAGCAGATGGAGACACCGTTACGATTGGCCCACGGGTCTACCGCTTTAAGGACACTCTGGCACAAATAGGAGATGTTAAACGTGATGGCACAACTGCCGACACAACCCTTGCCAACTTGGTAAAGGCTATCAATGGTACCGGTACTCCCGGTACTGAATGGTATGCTGGCACTATGGCTAATGGCCACGTCAGTGCTGCCGCAGTTAGCTCTCACGCTACTATCATCACCTCACGCGACACCAACGCTAATGGCACCTTATCTACCACCACAACTGCTGCACACCTAAGCTGGACAGGAACTACCCTGGGTGCTGGTACCGCCGCAGTTGCCGGTATCATAGCAGCCGGTACTAACAACAGCGCCGATGGTTCAGCTGGCGGCGTATCGGGTGCAAGGAACACAAGTATCTAATATGAAACCAACTAAACAACCAATCTCAAGCTCCACAACTTGCCCAAGTTGTAACGGAACAGTAGACGGAGGCCATCATGGGTGCTAGTTTTGACATAAATGAACCAGTAAAACAGGGCCATGATATGGTCATGAACTACGAAGATGGTACTCAGAAACTAGGTTCTGCTGAGGGCTTCAATCGTGAGGTAAGGGCTGGTAGACTAATGAGCTTGCCGCCAAACGATAACCCAAAAGGTGATATGAACCCAGGCGACCAGTATGAGGCCGTATACCCATCAC